GGGTATTAATGAACGTGAGATCGATATGAGAGTAGTGGTTAACTCTCGTTTCGATTTCCCTCCGCTTGCTGTGCCAGATTTCGATAAGAAACTCTTTCTTCGAAAGCTGGGCGTGTACCCCACGATCTCGGATCTTTATGAATTGATTCCGTGGTCATGGCTGTACGACTGGTTCACTGGTACTGGAAACTATCTCGAACTTTGCGAGACAGTCAACAGTGACCCTTCTCTGTTTAATTACGGATATATTTCCGTAAAGATTCAGGGAAAGGTGAACAGCAGCGCAACGTACAAGTGGAACGATGAACATGCGACCAGGTATATGACAAATTTCGTAGGAGATTGGAAGACGTCGGTGAGTCCTAGGACTCTCCAACATGATTCCTATCTCTATTACGATGTCTATACCAGGAAGTCTGTTTCTTCGATCTCGGCAGGAGCTAACACTTCTGATGTGGATTCGCTAAGTCCATTTCAGAAGTCAATCCTGGGCGCTCTAATTTGGAGTCGCCTCGGATTCTAACCCTACGTCCGACGAAGATCGTTCGTAGTAGCGCACCTTGTAGAGGAATTCCCCTCTGCAGGGGAAACCTCTAAATGGAGACGTTCCATGCTTGCAGACCCTATCACTATCGCAGCCGCTTCACCGACTCCGGAGTTGAAACTGGCGATGATTCGCCACGACAACTACGGGGCGGAACGCCTTGATACTAATGGCGGGGGTTATTCCCTCGTCATTAATCATGAGCGTTCTCGTTCGGTGACTCGGCACTACCTTCGAATGTCGAAGGTGGTTGACGCGGTTAATCCGTACTCCGGTGTTACTCAACCGAAGACGGCTTCCGTGTCTTTGTCGATTTCGCGTCCGGAATTCGGCTTCGATGATAACGCCATGGTGGCGCTCATCAAGGCCCTTACCGACACGCTAAACGACAGCGAAGTGACGCCGCTCCGGATTCTGCAGTTCCAGTCGTAAGACTGGGCCGCCGGATCCGTGTGACTAGTCGTCCGACTAGTTACACATGTAACTAGGAGGGTACGATGAAGTCACTACACTTGAGTCTCTGGTTGCTTGCGTATGCCCTATCAGCCGTTGGCTGTACGGCATCCGTTTGGCAATCGGACGACTCAGTCGGCATCGAAGTGCGTAAGTATGCGAAGGCTCACGAGAAAGAGCCAATGCAACTTACGTTGGATCTGCCTGCCGGGACTCGGAATGTTTCACCTCAAGGAGGAGAACATGAAAAGTCCGACAGTGCTCCTATCGAGTCTCCTGAACGATTTTAGGAGACTCAACAGCGCAGTAGGCACTGATCGTGATTTTATCACGATCAGCAAACGGTTCGAACACGAAGGCTTTGGGTTCCTAACCAAAGCCTTGCCGTCGCTATGTATGGCTCTCGAAGAGGGCCTACGTTGCGGCGTGTTCACCTGCCCTTTGGGCTTTAGCAAGACCAAAGGGGGAGCAATCCCGAGACTTTTCTCAGGTATGTTCCGTGATGTGTTCGATTCGGCAACCGGCCAACTTCGTGAAGCAGATGCAGCTAACGTAGCATCTGTGAAGAATCTACGACAGATTCTTCTATTCATGAAGAAGCTCCCGACTGACGCCGATCAAGTTCAACAGCTTGACCGGAATACGAAGGAAGCTTTCGTTGAAGACGATCGAAAGGTCATCAGATTTTATCCTGATGACAAGACGTTCGACCTTCAGCGTGTTGTGAATTTTGTGCTCCAAGATCTGAACATTGTTCAGCCTGAAGAGCTCATCTTTCGCAACGGGCCGGGTTCAGTCTACGACGGGGAGACCACGAATCAGAAATGGTCCGTGGTTTGCCAGGCCGCCATTCAGGGCGACCTTGATGACCCATATGTGGGGCTCTCCGATTCCATGAACTCGTTCGTTGATTCGCTTGTTGAGGCGAACAACGGGCGTCATGGTATCGGCGCTCCAAATGTAGGTAACCGCCGTAGGCGTGCTACGAGAGGCGTGTCTAGACTCGTAACTGTTCCTAAAACTAGTCATAGTCTTAGGACAATTACAGTTGAGCCCGCTGTTGATCAATTTCTTCAACAGGGGGTGAATCGAGCACTTCGAGATTGTATCAAAAAGTGCGAGATTCTATCCAACTGTCTAGACCTTACCGACCAGAGCAAGAATCAAGTTCTTGCTCGGGAAGGTTCCCGTACTGGCATATGGGCTACAATTGACCTATCTAAAGCAAGTGATCTTCTAGGCTTCGGCCTAGTCGAGCTTGTCTTTAGACAGTTCCCTTTATGGGAGCTAATGGTCGCTTGTAGATCCTCCTGGTGCGAAGTTGACGGTCGTCAATTCCGCCTCAGGAAGTATGCAGGTATGGGAAACGCGACTACTTTCCCTGTGCAATCGGTCGTATTCGCACTTCTTGCGATATGCGCCGACTGTAATGCGAGAGGCGTTCGCCTTTCGCGCAAGGAAGTCCTCGCGTCCTCTCGCCGTGTCCGGGTGTTCGGGGATGACATCCTCGTTCACTCAGATACGGTGCGCTGGTTAGTCGAATGGCTAGAGGATTTTGGGCTCAAAGTCAATGTCAACAAGTCTTTCTGGAGTGGAAACTTCAGAGAGTCTTGCGGCAAGGACTGGTATCACGGCGTAGACGTTACGCCGTTTTACCTAAGAGCCCGGCCATTCGAATCTTCCCTTGACGCTAAGTCCGTTATGTCATTAGTAGAGCTGTCTAACCACATGTGGCTAAACTGTCTCTATGAAACGGCATCGCAGCTAGCTGACGTAGTAGAAAGTTTCTTAGGAAAGAAGCTCCCACTTGTCAGGCATTGCTCCGAGGGCTTAGGTTGGTTAACCCGTCAAGATGCCTATGATTTCAGATATTGGAACCGTAGGCTGCATAGGACTGAAATTGATTCCTATGTTGTCAAAACGCGAAAGCGTTCTGACGTACTTGATGGACTTCCAGCTCTCCTCAAATGCCTGCTTACCGGGGATGATTACCCCGATAGGCTTGCATACCTCTCGGGCCCTACTCATGGGTCCGATTGGCTAGAGAAGACGCCAAGACGATATAGTTCATATATCGTTCGGAAGAGGGTGCCTGCTTAGCAGCAGGAAAATCCAGCCTAATCAAGGCTGGTCAGAGGGGATGCACATATGTGCGTGGTAAGGAGTGATCCTTACACCAACACATATC